AAAAACTCTCATGCAACTCGCCGACGAACATGCGGAATATCATTACGATTATGACCAAGGTTGGGGCGACCGACTCAAATCAGCACCAGCAAAGATGGAAAAAATCGAAAAAGAAATTACCAAGAGATTTGGTTCTAAAGTGACCGAAATGGTCAAAGAAAGATCAAGAACCTCAACCTATGAAGCAGAATACGCCGGTCCCGGCGAGTCCGCGAAAGCAAGAAAAGAAATCGAAGATATCGACAAGAAACTCTCCAAATTAAAGGAATCAGTAGAACTAAAAGAAGCATCTGTAAAAATCACACCAAAAGAAGAAAAAGAACTCAAAGATGCTATTCAGATGTATAGAACCATGAAAGATATCAAGAGAAGAAATGTCGCTGATGATATGGCCGATCTTCTTCAGGATCTCAAGTCCGGTGACATGGAAAGTGCAAAGGTTTCTTTCAAAGTTCTAGACAAGAATGCACAAGAAATGGTTCCTGATAGTGTTTATGAGAAACTGTTTACCTGATAAACAATAGGAATTCAAAAATGCTCCTTATCACAGAAAACAACGATAGCGTCAACCTCATAACTGAAGATAAAGATGGAACTAAAAATTATTTCATCGAAGGTATCTTTATGGAGGCAGACAAGAAAAACCGTAATGGTCGAGTCTACCCCAAGAAAATTCTCGAAAGAGAAGTAGAACGCTATAACGAAGAATTTGTGAAACCAAACCGAGCGATGGGTGAGTTGGGACATCCAGATGGTCCAACAGTGAATCTTGAAAGAGTTTCTCACATCATCAAAGAACTCAGTGGTGATGGTTCAAACATTATGGGCAAAGCAAAAATTCTCGATACACCTTATGGTAAAATCGTAAAAAATCTTATTGATGAAGGTGTAAAGATCGGTGTCTCATCCAGAGGCATGGGTTCTCTGAAAAATGTTGAAGGTGTAAATGAAGTCCAAGAAGACTTCATTCTATCTGCTGTTGATATTGTCGCTGATCCATCTGCCCCTAACGCATTCGTTGAGGGCATCATGGAAGGCAAAGAATGGGTGTGGAACAACGGTGTTTTACAACCCAGAATCATTGAATCGTATAAAGACAGAATTGAAAAGGCAAGGAATAAACGCGAAATACAAGAAGCAAAATTGTATGCCTTCGCTGATTTTCTGTCAAAATTAAGATAGTAATAAATACAGAGTAAAGGAGCAAAACCATGACTCGTAGAGATCCACTTGAAGTAGCGAAGGCAATTCTAGAAAGCAACCTTGCCGAGCAAGAAATGAACGCTTCCGAGAAGGAAGTCGAAATGGAGGCCATGAAAGAGGCCATGATGAAAGAAATGTCAGACCGTGACGCCTCAGACGAGGAAATGGAAGAAATGATGAGCAAGATGGAAAAAATGTCTTACACCCAGATGAAAGAAATGATGAAGCGAGAAGGTGTCAAGTATGAAACCTATGTCGCTGAAGAAGACATTGATGAAGCAGTCGAAGAACCAGAAGTTGACAAGGTAAAGACTGATACCCCAGAAGCATCACGCGGTGAGGCAGAATCTGACCTTGAAACACTTAAGGGTGCCAAGAAGATGAAGAAAGCAACCACAACCATCAAACCATCAAACGCTTCTTCCGAAGTGGTTGACAAACCATCACAACTACCAATGAAAGAGGATCTCGATGCTCTCTTCAATGGTGAAGAACTATCAGAAGAATTCAAAGAGAAGGCATCTGTCATCTTTGAATCTGCTATTAAGTATAGAGTTTCACAAATTCGTGAAGAACTCGAAGAGCAGTTCTCATCTGAACTCGAAGAATCAAAGGATGAGTTCCGTGCTGAACTCACAGAGAAACTCGATGACTATCTTTCCTATGTCGTTGAAGAATGGATGAAGGAAAACAAACTTGCTGTCGAGCGTGGTATTCGCGGCGACATCGCGGAGTCCTTCATGACTGGTCTCAAGTCACTCTTTGAGAACCACTACATCACCGTTCCAAACGATAAATATGACCTTCTTGAAGGTCTTTACGGAAAGATTGATACACTCGAAAACAAACTCAATGAACAAATTGAAAAGAACACTAACCTTCGAAAAGAAGCACTCGTTTCTCGTTGCATCAACATTTTCACTGAGGTCGCTGAAGGTCTTACTGAAACTGAAGAAGAGAAACTACGCTCACTCGCTGAAGGTCTAGAGTTTGAAGACGAAGATCAGTTTAGAGATAAACTTACTGTTCTTCGTGAAAACTACTTTGGAGATACAGGTGAAACCAATGGACTGGCAAGCGAGATCCTTTCCGAAAGTTACACCGAAGTTGAAGAAGAAGATGACGCCCCCACAAGAAACGTAAACTTGTCGGAGCAAATGAAGGCATATTCTCACATGCTTTCGCGATCTGCTTATATTGAGAAGCAGACAAAGACTTCCTGAGATTCTACAATAATTTTCTAATAAGGAGAGAAAAAAATGGAACAGAATCCTCTAATCACAGAGCAACTCAGACAGAAGTGGGGTCCAGTCATTGATCACCCCGAACTTCCCAAGATTGGTGACGAATATCGTAAGAATGTTACCGCCGTTCTTCTCGAAAACCAAGAGAGGTATCTTCGTGAGGCCGCCCCTACCAACAACATTGGTCTAGGTTCAAGTGGTTTTTCAGATACATCAGGTGCATTCAACTCAGTCGCTGGTTTCGACCCCGTACTCATCTCGCTCGTTCGTCGTGCCATGCCAAACCTCATCGCTTATGATGTCTGTGGTGTTCAACCAATGAACGCTCCCACAGGTCTTATCTTTGCGATGAAGGCCAAGTACCTCGGACAGAGCGGTCCTGAAGCACTCTTCAACGAAGCACAGACCTTCTTCGGAGGTACTGCTGCTGGTGACGGTAGTGCTGGTAATGCACCATCTCATTCTGGCGCAACTGCTGACCCACTCGGTGTTGTTGGAAACCACCCAGAGTCCAGTACACTCGTATACAACGCTGGTCAAGGTATGGAAACATCACGCGCTGAAGCACTCGGTGATACTACTGCCAATGGTTTCAATGAAATGGCATTTGTCATCGACCGTACATCAGTCGTTGCTAAGACCCGTGCCCTCAAGGCAGAGTACACAACTGAACTCGCACAAGACCTCAAGGCAGTCCACGGTCTTGACGCCGAGACAGAACTCGCCAACATTCTCAGCACAGAAATTCTTACTGAGATCAACCGCGAAGTTATCCGTACTCTCTATCGCAACGCCAAACTCGGTGCCCAGCAGAACGACCTCTTCTATGCTAACTATGGTGGTACTGCTGCCGTTACTGGTGGTTCTACTGGTATCGGTGGTGTCTATGACCTCCTAGAAGACTCAGACGGTCGTTGGTCAGCAGAACGCTTCCGTGGTCTTGTCTACCAGATCGAGCGTGAAGCAAACGTCATCGCCAAGGAAACTCGTCGTGGTAAGGGTAACATCATCATCACAACCAGTGATGTTGCTTCCGCCCTCGCCATGTCAGGATTCCTCAACTTGACACCAGCACCAAGCGTTCCCGGTTATGCTGACGACACAGGCAACACCTTTGTCGGTACACTCAACGGTAACATGAAGGTCTATGTAGACCCATATTCAGTTGCTACAGCATACAACTACGTCATGGTCGGTTATAAGGGTTCTTCACCTTATGACGCCGGTATGTTCTACTGCCCATACGTTCCACTACAGATGGTTCGTGCAGTCGGTGAGAACTCATTCCAACCCAAGATCGGTTTCAAGACTCGCTATGGTCTTGTCAACAACCCATTCGTCTCGGGTAACGGCGTTGGTAACACCGTCCTCAAGAGCGACCCACACAGTGCTGCTGCGGTTCGCTGCAACCAATACTATAGAATCTTCCGCGTTGACCGCCTACATGGTGGTGTCTGATAGATTCAATAGAAACCCAGTTGGAACAGGGAGGGGGAAACCCCTCCCTGTTTCGTTATACATACTATTATGAACGACTTGCCAAATGTTCCATCCTCGATCGAAGATTCGGTTCGTAGAACTGCGTTGTACCGTCAACCAGAATCAGAGAATCTACTGTACCCAACACAGTTTACATTCTCTATGAACAGACTCCCCAAGATGTCTTACTTTGTAAATAAAGTTTCAATTCCTGATTTTGGATTCGAATCTGCATTGGATCAGACAACTCGATTCGTGACGGTAAGACATCCCGGAAGTAAACTGACATTTGGTAATCTTGAAGTTACTTTCCTCGTAGATGAAAACATGGAAACATGGAGAGAGGTTCGAGACTGGATTGAATCAATATCTGTTCTTGATGATTTTGCAAAGATAGATCCAAACTATAAGGATCACTTTTCTGAAGGTACTCTCATGATTCTTACGAGTGCAAAGAATCCAAACATTGAAGTAACCTTCGAGAATCTATTCCCAATCAGTATCAGTGGTTTTGAATTCGATGCTACTGCAACAGAACTCACAGGTTTCGAGTGTAGAGCAGTATTCGCTTTCGATAAGTATTCCGTGAAAAAACTCTGAGAAATCTCTTGACAACCTAAACCTTGGTGTTACACTCTGAGTGTCACGAAGGAAAAGGATAAGAGTATAGATTATGAACTTAGAAAACATAAAGAAAATGGTGGAGCAAGACTCCGTTATCGACCAGACGCAGTTGGACACCGAGTCTCTGCGTCTTCCTCAACTACACAATAAATATCTCAATCTTTTCCATGATTGCAAGTTGATCACAGAAAGAAAGCGTAACGAATATTATCGTATGCGTAGAATCAAGTGGGAATACTACACAGGAAAACTGGACGACGAAACACTGAAAAACTATGGTTGGAACCCTTTCCAACTTAAGATTCTCAAGCAGGATCTTCCCATCTACATGGAAAGCGATGACGATCTTATCAAACTCGCCGATGTCCTCACATATTACAAGGAATTGTGTAACTATCTTGAATCGGTAGTGAAAGAAATTACTTTCAGACACAACAAGATTCGTAATGCGATTGACTGGCAAAAGTTCTTGGGAGGGTCATGACCATACATATTGTGTATGGTCGATTTGATTATAGAACATGTTGATTCTGTCAATGTAAAAGTTCGCTGTGAAAGAGGAATCGCAAAAGAACTTTCTGACTATTTTACATTCAAAGTTCCCGGTCATACCTACATGCCAGCGTATCGCAATCGCATATGGGACGGGCAAATCAAACTCTACAACATGTTCAGTCAACTGATCTATGCAGGACTTGAAGATTATGTCGTCAAGTTTGCAGAGGATCGTGGTTACAAATATGAAAGAAAAAAGATCGAAGATAATCCCTTCACCGAAGAAAAGGTGAAGAGTTATATTGATGACTTTTTGAAACCAAAGATACAGGGAAAACAAATCCCTGCACACGAACACCAAATCAAGGCGATCACACATGCACTTCAGAAAGATCGTGCATTGTTGGTATCTCCAACAGGTTCTGGTAAGAGTATGATCATTTATGCTCTTGTTCGTTATTATCTCGATAGAATAAATCCCAGCAAAAAGATTCTAATCATCGTACCAACGACTTCACTTGTGTCTCAGTTGTACTCTGACTTTGCTGAGTATTCTGGTGGTTCATGGGTTGATACATGTCATACTGTGATGGCAGGAAAAGAAAAGACCAAAGCGAAGTCTCGCGTGATCATTTCTACATGGCAGAGTATTTACAAGCAAAGTCAGGATTATTTTCAACAGTTTGGTGCAGTCTTCGGCGATGAATGTCATTTGTTCAAAGCAAAATCATTGACAAACATCATGACGAAACTATCTGACTGTCCTATTCGAATAGGAACAACGGGAACACTCGATGGTACGCTCACACATAAACTTGTCATCGAGGGTTTGTTTGGTCCTGTGTTCAAAGTTACATCAACGAAGACTCTGATGAAGAGAAAACTTCTTTCTGATCTTCAGATTGACTGTATTCTTCTTCGACATCCAGACTCGGTTCGTGACACCATGAAACGATGCACATATCAAGAAGAAATTGATTTCATCGTGGGCAACGAAGAAAGAAATAGATTCATCAAGGACTTGACTTCCAAACTCAAAGGGAATACACTAGTGTTGTTTCAGTATGTGGAGAAACATGGAAAGGTTCTTCACGAACTCATGCAAGAGAAACTGAAAGACAAGCAGGTATTCTTCGTTCACGGTGGAACAGACACTGAACAACGAGAAGAGGTAAGACATATTGCTGAAAAGACAAACGATGCGGTCATCATCGCATCATACGGAACATTCAGCACTGGTATTTCCATTCGAAGACTACATAATATTGTGTTCGCTTCGCCTTCCAAGAGTCGAATTCGCGTTCTACAAAGTATCGGTCGTCAGTTAAGAAAGTCGGAGCATAAAGATGTTGCAAAACTTTACGATATTGCAGACGACCTGTCTTGGAAGAAATACAAAAATCATACCCTTCGTCACTTCGAAGAACGCCTCAAAATATATGAAGGCGAAGGGTTTGAACACAAACCCATACTCATCAAACTAAAGGAGAGTTCCAATGAGCAACAATAGTTTCAAAGTCCTCAAACTTCGAAGTGGAGAAAACATCTTGGGTAAACTCGTAGACTCGAATAAAAAGTCTATCAAGATTGACAACCCTATGGAAGTCAAGCAACTTCACCACATCGACGGTTATGGTCGTAAGATTGAAAGTATTGTCCTCTCCGAGTGGTTGAGATTTACGGAGAAGAACGATTTCAGAATTGAAAAAGACTTTATACTCGGAATATTTGACCCAACACGCGAACTATTATCCACATACGAAATGCAAAAAGAAAGAAACGAAACAACAAAGCAAAATACTCAAACACCCAATCCTTTCGGTAATCTTGCTTTCTTTTTTCGCCCACCTACAGGGATGGGTGGACTTGAAGGACTCCTTCGTGGAGTCGAACAACAACTAAATGAATCAGACGAACTACCAGACGATCATCCTGATTTTGATTCAGAAAGTTTTATTCAGAATATGATAAATGGTAAACAGGATGAAAGAATGATTGATGAGGAGAGCGATCCGAATTATGGATCAAATTATTGCGATTGGTCCCCAGACATCAATGATTATATTTGACATGCGTTGATTCGCGTGTTATACTTCGTACAAAGGTGTAGAAAATGTCTGACTCACATTATGTTGATAACAAAAAGTTCTTTGACGCGATGAAAGACTGGAAAAAAGAAATCGCAGTCGCCGAGGATTCTGGTGATGAAAAACCACCAGTACCAGAATATATCGGAGAATGCTTTATTCTTATCGCAGAACGACTCTCAATGAGAGCAAACTTTATCAACTATCCTTTCCGTGACGAGATGATTGGTGACGCAATCGAGAACTGTCTCATGTACGCGAGCAATTTCGATCCTGATAAGTCAAACAATCCATTCTCATATTTTACTCAGATCATCTACTACGCCTTTCTTCGAAGAATACAAAAAGAAAAGAAGCAGAACTATATCAAATATCGTATCGTAGAGTCAGCAGATCACATGGGAGATATCGCAAGGATTCTCGATCCAGAAAGATTGTCTAACAATCCTTACGCTGAATTCTTCAATCTATCCGATAATGATATAGTGAATTTCACTCCAAAAGAGAAGTCTAAGAAGTCTAAGACTCCTCGAAAGAAAAGCGATGGAGATGACGAATGCAAATCGCTATTTTGACAGACACCCACTTTGGTGCAAGAAACGACTCACAACAATTTCTCGATTACTTTCTAGATTTCATTGAAAATCAATTCTTACCTGAGTGTGAGAAACGAAATATTAAGCATGTTCTTCACTTGGGCGATCTCATGGATCGTCGCAAGTTTGTCAATTATAATACACTGAATAATGTTCGACAAAGGTTCTTGGATAAGTTGCAAGAACGAGACATCACCATGTGGTGTCTGATCGGCAACCATGACACCTATTACAAGAACACGAATAGTGTGAACTCGTTGAATGAACTTTTCAGTGATCGTTTTTCCTGTTTCGTGTCCATTGATAAACCGCAAGTCTTGGATTTTGATAGTCTGAAGATCGCGATGATTCCTTGGATCAACAAAGAAAACGAAGCAGAGTGTATGGAGTTCATTCGAGATTGTGATGCAGATATTCTTTGTGGACATCTGGAACTGAATGGATATGAGGTGCTTCGTGGCGTCAAGTTCGACGGAGGCATGGACGATACGAGTCTTCGAAAGTTTGACAAGGTTCTATCTGGTCATTTCCACCAGAGACAGAGAAAGAACAATGTTCACTATCTAGGAACACCCTATCAAATTACGTTCTCGGATCTCCGAGAAACAAAGGGTTTCTATATACTTGACAGTGAAACCAAAGACATGGAGTTCATTGAGAATGATCGAAAGATGTTTTTGTCAATCAATTACGACGAGAACACTTTTGGGGAACTCACTGATCTCTCTGAGTACGAAGGTAAATACATCAAACTATTTGTTCAGGAAAAGAAGAACCAATCGAAGTTTGATACCTTCGTTGAAAACTTATATGAGGCAAAAGTCGGAAGTCTTACGATAATTGAAGAAGACCTTCAGGTCAATGTAGATGAAGAAGTCGCCGACATGTCTCTTGATACACTCTCCTTGATCTACAAGGAGGCAGAAGATTTTTACGCATCAATCGAGGGCATTGATGTTAATAAACTCAAACAGTTGATTCAAGATATTTACATGGAGGCAATATCAAATGACACCTGAAGAACCAGCAGAAGGTTTGGGTGATGTTGTCGAGAAAGTTATTACAAAGATCGGTGACATCACAAAGATAGAATACATTCGACGCAAAAAGGGTTGCGAAGGATGTCGTAAGCGTAAGCAGTGGTTGAATGAAAAGTTCCCATTTGAAAGTCAGAAAAATACTCCGCCCTCTGGTGGATGCTCCGACTGTGCAAAGAAAAAGTGTAAGGACTGTGGTGGATGATTCGATTTCATAAAGTGAGATTTAGGAACTTTGGTTCCTTTGGTAATAACGGGACTGAGATACATCTGGATAGGCACAGAACTACTCTAGTCTCAGGTATGAATGGTCATGGTAAGTCTTTCGCTCTTCTTGACTCTATTACGTTTGGACTCTTCGGAAAACCATTCCGAAAAATAAACATTCCACAACTTATCAACTCAATCAATGAAAAGGACTGCTATGTTGAAGTCTATTTTTCCATTGGAGATGATGAGTATTGTGTTCATCGTGGAATCAAACCAAAGATTTTTGAGATATACAAGAATGAAGAACTCATAGATCAAAACGCAAAGGCGAAAGACTACCAGAGAATGTTGGAGGAGAACATTCTCAAGATGAATTACAAGTCTTTTACTCAGGTTGTGATTCTTGGTAGTTCATCGTTTGTCCCCTTCATGCAACTCACGGCGGCAGATAGACGAGATGTGATTGAAGATGTTCTTGATATTCAAGTTTTCTCCAACATGAACACTGTGTTGAAGTCGAGGGCATCTCTCAAGAAGGATGAGATCAAAGAATTAGATAATGACCTGACGCTCAACAAGGACCGTATCTCAGTTGTTGAGAACCATGTTGAAAAACTTATTCAGGCAAATGAAACGAAGATAAAGAGTCTGGAAGATGAACTTAGCGTTACAGATAGTCTTATCGAAAAGGAAGAAAATAAACTCTCGGATTTAATGGAAGAACAAGCAAAACTTCTTAGTCAAATGGAAGAACTTGGGAATCTTAAAGAAAAACTCAACAAATA